ATCTACACAGAGTAGATCGTCGGCAGCGTCAGATGTGTATAAGAGACAGAAACATAATAGTACCATAGACACTATTTTATCATTATATGAATAATATGACTCTATTTTAGGGAGAAAACGTTCTTTTATATCATAATTATTATTTCTCAGCAACGCTAGTGGAGCAATAAAAAAACGTCCTTCATCTTTAAAATTAAGCTTATCATAATTAACATCTTTATTAGTCATATATGCCTGAAACAACTCCCAAAAGCCGTGCTTTTTCAGTTCCGCCTCTACATAATCATTATATTTCAACTGCGGTAATTCAAAACATTCATTAGTTGTTGTATATTCTATAAATTTATACATTAACAATAAACCTAATATATTTGTTCGATTAACAAATGATAAATCAAACAAAACCTTCTTCTTCATTTGTCTTCTCATATCAAATATATCCTCAGCCATTCTTAAAAATGACAAGATATTATTAGGAGTTACCGATTTAGGAACCACAAATACTTTATTATAAGAGTTATTCATTATAATATTCTTTTAACGCATTTTTCAAAGCAGCTTCTTTTTCTATATCAATCTTGGATTTATCTACTGCAACTTCTTTATAATAATCTGTCATAATGATTAATTGACGATATATACTCTCACGCAGATGAAGCTTATTAGCAACTACATATTTAACCAAATGGTTTATATCATCAATATTAATATTGTCAGATTCTATATTAGAAATTCTTGCATAGATTTCTTTTACCGCATGTAACCTCTCCTTATTATGCTCATTTTTTTTATTTAATATATATGTCACATAAACTAATGCAAGAGTAAGAACAACAGAATATACTCCACCAATATAATCACCAAATGTTCCCCAATCAGCAGGATTATCACTAAAACCATTTCTCGAAAAATTACAGATATAAAAAATAACAGGCAAGAACAATGATATTAAAAATACTATTTTCCACCAGTTCCGTTTTATATGTAACCACACTTTCGAGTTCTCAGAAGTTGCTATAGCCATACACACTATAATTAGAAGTTCAACAAACCCTAATAGAAGCCACCATTTGTATTCGTCATACCATTTCCACATATTTTATTGTACTAAACAATTTATATCACTCTATTGAATATTAGCATTTTATTTATACATATCATCCGTTAGCTTATTCAATCTATCCTTTTCTGGATCGAGCAACTTCCAGTTGAAACTATAAGCACTTCCACCTAACTTTACCGTTACATTTAGTTCATGATATGGATTGAATTTAATCTTAGAATGCCGAACCACCTTTATAAGAATTATAAAATTTATATGGAGAAGCAATCTTAAAGACATACGTATCGACCTCTACATCACTTTCACATTCCTGATATTTTTTCTTAGAAATGGCCTCTTTCTTTGCATAATTAATCAGTTCCGAAATCCAGAATTCATTCTCTACATATTTTAAGTCCTTACCACTATTATCAAAAGTATATGCTATTCTGTTTTTAAAGATAAGCGGTGAATCATCTTTAGAATATGTAACAGGAATTGATTTTTTACGAGGATATGCTTGCTTTTTATTGCAATCACGAACCAACTGACCAGAAATTAAATATTCACTTATTTCTTTAGAAGAATGCGGTGGAATACATACTATTGGATTTTCTTTTTCCACTATTGTTTTAGACACTCCTCTTTGCCTATTTTCATTAGCATTTAAAGAGCTGGGTACACCATACCGATCTCTCCACAGATCATATTTGCCAGATACTGCAATTCCCAAAGAAACTCCAGATGATACTATTTCAGTTTTACTATATTCTCTATTCTTGTAGTAATCAAAAGCTACTCCATTTTTTATAAAGAAAGTTTGGGGTAAAATAACGAAAAGATCTTTATCTGTTTTATTTTTGAAAATAAAACCAATATAGCCATCTTCAGACCACAAGTTATACATCACCTTACAATCTTCATTTTCATAAACTAAAGCATTCTCTTTTTCAATGCTTCCTGGAGCCTCAACAGTATATACCTGATAAAAAACCTTGCCGCATGATGACAGCATTAACGATGCTGCAATAGCAGCTAATAATAGTTTTCTCATAATATTATTTTAATGATTAATAATTACTTATATTTATCGTATTTTAGTTAATTGAAAAACACAAACTTATTGCCTATGCCCCAAAAGTTCAATAGTCCGCTCTAACGAGGCTATTAATTTATCTTTCGTTTCTATATTATTATTAAGGTGAGAGACTTCTGTTTCTAACATCTCAATTTTATGTTCAAGTTCCTTTACGCTCGAATTGAATTGATTTATCTCAATCCCACCATCAGGACTTATTATTTTTTGAGTACCAGCTTCCGGTAAAGACACATTCACAGTGTTACCAACTCCAACATTTCCTCCATTATTATACTCTATTGTATTGTCATTACCCTGATTGGAACCAATTAGATTATTGTTACTCTTTAGCATATTACCTTCACCACGAAGGAGCCATTCGGCAGAAACTTCAGGAAATGCATCAAGAATAGCATCAATCACTTCATAGCTCATGCCACGTTCTTCATTAACATATCTATTAAATGTTACTTGCACTATTCCAATAATAGCAGCAAATTCTTTCTTATTTCCATTGGTTTTCGCTTCCACCAATTTTTTTATTCTTTGAACGATTTCCATTATTTTATTTTGTTTTAAAGACCAAACGGTTTATATTTGCAAAATATAAAATCAGTTCATTATGAAACTTAAGAATCCCCACATGAACTATTGGCACTGTTTGAGAAACCGTATTGCATATAGAATCCTAAAACTATTGGGATTTTCTATTTACCCCAATATATTAGCAGGAGAAGTTGATTATTCTGGTGAAATTCTCTACATGACAATTAGTTCTTCTAAATTAGAGCCTGATGATGATTGGTTAGCAAAACATTAGCCTCCTATCTTCTTATTGCAGCCTATTGGCTCATATGAATTTATATTAGAAGCTAACAAGTCTTCTTCAATAAATTTACGGCTCTTTGCATTGGGATTAACCATCACACATACCCTATCACAGCCTTTTGGTTGCACTTTCCCCTCGTCTATTCTGAATTCAATTCTATCTTTTAGTATACCTTCACCAATATATACCGCATATATCTTCTCGTCCCCTCCAGGCTTAGCAAAGATGTAATTACCTTCTATACCAGGATTAAACTCCGTATCTAAAGAATATGTTTCAAATTCATACTTTTTCCCACTTTTTCCTGTCCAAGTTGAAACACCATAATCTTTCATAATATTCTCTATTTCAAATTATTAAACCATTTTTTTATTTAGAATAGATACAAATAAACCATTTTAAAGCAATAAATAAACCATTTGCTTTGTATTTTATACCATTTGGTATATATTTGCATCCGTAATCGACAACCAATCAGTTGAGCAATCCTCAACGGAATAGTTAATTTACAAATGTAATAAACCTTTTTTAATATGACATACTTTAAGCATAGAATTTTGTACGAAAAAGGCGTGATACCCAAATTGGCTAAACGCTTCAATGTATCAGAGAACACGGTGCGTTATGCACTCCGCTTTGCAACTGAAGGTGAACAACCCGATTTAATTCGTAGCACAGCACTCAAAGAGTATGGATGTGCCTTATCCCAAAAGCCAGTAAGCATTAAGTAATCACTTTTAAACAATAAGTATATGGATCTGAATAAAACTTCAAAAGTCCTCTGTATGATTCTTGCAGTCTCAGGGGCATTTGCAATCTTAGGAATTGCAGGTCGGCAGGACTATAATCAAGAAGTCCTCTATACAATGCCGCAAGAAGCTTATGAGCAAATCGTGCTTACACTTGGTGATGATGCTACGGACACAGACATAGTTCGTACATATATGAATAATAAGCAATACTACGACAATCTTAGCTATTGAGATATGGAAATTCAATTTATTGATAAATCTGTGACATTTGATACGTTTGTTACAAGCGTAGCGGCCAAATTAGCATCTTACATTAAAGAGGATGAGAATGATAAGCCTTTTATCTCACAAAATGAAGCCTTCAGGACATTTGGGAAAGGTAATGTCCTCCGTTGGTATAAACAAGGAAAGATCCAACCGTGCAAAAGGCCTGGGAAAATAGAATATCCTACAGCCAGACTTAGGGAACTCTCCCGAACGGTTCAAGATTACTTTGATAAATAAGGTCGAGTTTCCCGACCACCTTCTCTTTAGCTCAGTGGTAGAGCAGCGCGTTTCAATTTGTTGTTTGTCTCGTGTTTAAAGGTTAGTTGATTTTCATCGCGCAGGTCACCAGTTCGAATCCGGTAAGAGAAGCATTATTAAATGATATAGGCAGTGTGATTTGCAAGGTTTCAGTCGTGTCACCTAAAAACTGATATACATAGCAGATGCTGAGTTGAAGGCGATAAAACTGTAGCCTAAACGCTTTATGTAGAAGTCTCAAAACGCTTCTATCATAATGAACTTGTAGAGATATATCAGAGTAGTAAGTATGACTTTTAAATCACCATTAAGTTGGTGTTCTACAATAATTTTAATTTTAGAAATAAAGAAAATCCCGTGTTCCTCGGAGCACGGGTACATGGAAAGCTGGCAGAGTGGTTTATCGCGCCTGTTTGCTAAACAGGTTAACCAAAAGGTTACAGGGGTTCGAATCCCTTGCTTTCCGCAGTCTTGTATCAATGAACGCACCACTTTCGGAAATTTGAGGTCGTTATGGGAGCGACCAATATATGAAAGAAAGTAGTAGATTGAGAGAGTATGGTAAAACCCATATAAGTTCAAAGGGTATCAATCGAGGTGGATCTCTGCAAAATCATGCAGCAGTTGACGGTGACGACATGGCGGTTCATGATGTTGGCAGTCCGGAATAGACGGACATACGGGCGGTTATGTATATCGTGGCTGAAACTACGGTGAGGTGCACCAATATCCGTGAGGCCGGTTCGACTCCGGCACCGTCCACAAGCCTTTAGGATGGATGAAGCAGAAGTAGTGATCCCAAAGCTCATTTTGTTACGGGCTGCCCGGTATTTATTCCGGCTGACACGACGGAAAGACGCCGAAAAACAACATGAGTGTCACTATGAAGTAGCTGAAGTCGTGTGTTTTGCTCCGGGGAACTGCCCCGGAGCTTTTGTAGACATTTGGACATGAATTATATAGTATTCGGTTTCAAGATCCTTTGTTAACCAAAGTGTCTGTTTATGTAGTAATATGCTCTTTCGGTCTGTGAAGATAGAAGGCAATCTTTTAATAAATTCATGATATAAATTTTAGATTTATAGCCCCGCTTTTGGTATGTGAATATCGAAGCGGTTTTTAAACAGTATTCCCTAACCAGTTTTATATATAACCTCTCCCCGCCCCGTCTATGATTCGGGTTCGTAAGTGTTGCAACTTGGCGGGGAGCAATAATCCGTGAGGACGAGTTAGTTGGTATGAAAGGTAGAAAACTCTTTGTTAGCCTAATCATTACGATTACCAAATTGCACCGGTCTTGTTCGTGAGAATAGGAACCGGGTTTATCTGAATAATTGCCATCTATATATAATCAGGAAGCCGTATATCCTACTAAGCGTAGCCGTCCCGTAAGGAACATCGGGAGCCCGAAGAAATTCGGGCTTTCTTTCTATTCAACTCACCTTATATAATTGCCAGCATTATGAAAAGAAATTCTGGAAGAAAAAACATACAAGAAGACATTGAGCGATTAACACTAATCCAAGAAAAACTTCTTTTAGCAAGGAAAGGAGATATTGTTGAATGGGACAATCTGTATTTTTTAGTTCAAGAATGGAAGGTTGAGCTAACAATCTATTATGCTAATAAATATCATAAACATCCATGAATTTAGTAATTAAAGAAACTGTCTTACAGCGCATCATGCGTAAGACAGGACGAAAGCCGTGCCAGTGCAAATGTTCACTGTGTAAAGAACAATGCCACACACCTTGTCTTGGAACACCTGAAGACATAGAAAAAATCATTGATGCCGGATACGGTGACAAGTTAGAAATCACCTATTGGGCTGTGGGTATCATTATGGGAGTTACCAAAAACGTCATTCCCATGCTACAAGCACGAGCCGGCAATGAATACTGCGTATTCTTCAATGATGGGCTATGCCAACTCCATGACAAAGGCCTTAAACCTACCGAAGGTAAACTCTCTCACCATTCTACCCGAATAGATAATTTCAAAGCTTCAAAAAGTATTGCATGGAATGTCGCCAAAGAATGGATCAACCAAGAGAATGGAGAAGCAATCGAACGCATATTAACTAAGTACTTATCAAATCAATAAAATCATGAGCAACAACGATTTTAAACAGGCCATCAAGTCCTACCTTGATAAACGGGCTAAAACAGACAAATTGTTTGCTGTAGTCTATGCCAAGGCAAATAAAAATCTAACCGAATGTTGCTCCTATATTATGGGAGAAGCTAAGAAACGAGGGAATGCCGTATGTATGTCTGATGAAGAAGTGTTCGGGTTAGCTGTCCACTATTATGATGAAGACAACATCAAGGTAAACAAACTCCCAGCAAACGTTAAAGCCTCTACTTCCGTTCCTGAAGCCAAACCAGTATCTAAACCCGTAAAACTTACTGAAGAAGATAAGAAAATAGCACGTGAAGAAGCTATTAAACGTCTAGCCGAAGAGCAATACGCATTGCTCAAAAAGAAACCATCAAAGGCAAAGAAAGAATCACCCGAAGTTCAACAAATGAGTTTATCATTCTGATAATGAAACCGAGAACCAAATTACAGAAAACAGTTTCGGAGCTTAGCAACAAGTTATCTGAAATAACTAATGCCCACAAACGCTGGGCTACAGAACATCTGTTTGCTCATGAAGCGTATAAATGCAAGAATGAATTGTGGTGTTCTGATTGTGGTGGAGTCTGGATAGACACAAACAACAGCGAGTTGGGTGCTATCATTTTAGGAGACAGTATTGAATGTCCATATTGCCACCACAAACTCAAGGTAAAGGTAAGCCGGAAGAAGAAAAGTACAGACGAAGTGTATATGTCTATTCTGCAAGTTGTGGGCGGATTCCAAGTGATAAGGCATGTATTATGCTGTAAATGTGCCTATAAAAAAACGGCCTACACTACCATTTCCTCTCATATTCGTTACTCTTTTTTTGAAACCGTTCAAGAATGGATCACAACGGATGGAAAGCGTACCGTCATGGCAAAGCCGATGAATATGGGTGGTAACGGATGGATATATTCAAGTCCTTTAAGCATAAAGGATGAATATGGTAGTAATGGCTATTATCATTACGGAGATATCTATGCGATTTATGGGTACTTATACTCCAAAGTAGAGTTGATATCCGAATTAAAAAAACGAGGTATTGGCAGAAAATTTCCAGATGTTAATCCGTCAAGGCTCATACGTTCTCTTTTAAAAGGAGATAACGATGCAGAGCTTTGCCTAAAGACAGGACAGATGTCAATGCTTAAACACATGTTCAAAGAAGGATATTACCAACTCCGCTATAAGCCTTCCTTTAATATCTGCAACAGGAATCATTATATTATCAAAGACGCCTCTATGTGGAATGATTATGTCGGCTTGCTATTGTACTTCCACAAGGATGTGCGTAATGCCCATTATGTTTGTCCCAAGGACCTGAAGACTGAACACGATTTACTTGTGAACAAAAAGAGGGATATTGAGACCAGACAGAGAAGAGAACAGGAGCGGATGGAGAAGATTCGTCATGAAAAAGAGCGCAAGGAAAATATCGCCCGGTTTTATAAAAAAATGGAGAGGTTCTTTGGCTTGGAGATTGCGGACGGTAGCATCACTATCCGTCCGTTGGAAAGTGTGACTCAGTTCTACCAAGAGGGTAAAGCAATGCACCATTGCGTATATACAAACGAATATTACAAGCTTAGTGATAGCCTTATCTTGTCGGCCCGTATTGGGGAAAAACGTATTGAGACAATAGAGGTATCATTGAAGACTTTTGAGATCGTTCAGTCTCGCGGTACTTGTAACAAGAATACTGAGTACCATGAACGAATAATTTCTCTTGTGAAAAAGAACATTGGTTTAATCCGTAAAAAGATGGCATCATGATAGTACTTGGAAGTGACGGTCTGCCTGTTGGCAGAAAAAAGAGCAACTACACGAATATCAATGGGGTGCTACACAAACGCTGCACCCACTGCGGGCAATACTTCCGTCTGAGCTACTTCTATCCCCTGAAGTATCGACGTAAAGGAGAAATCCGTGAAACCTTGCAGTCTTGGTGTAAGTTTTGCATGGTAACTGAATGTTGTAAGAGAGCAAAAGAAAGAAATACAATAAAAAAATGAAGGAAATATATTTAACAATTGAAATTCATGGCGAAATATTCGTCATGAATAATAGTAATGAATTAGGAAGGCTGATAGATAAAGATATACCGCATACGATAATTGGTCGAGTATGTACTGAAGAATGTAATACAACATGCTTACATTATCGTGGAGGTACGTGCCCCTGTAAGGCTATGAAAGATACTCATGGGAATTTAATTCATGTTTTTGTTTGATTCAAATCAGAACAGAAAGGAGAATAATTATGATCGAAGAATTTGTAAAATTAGAAACAGCAAAACTGCTGAAAGAAAAAGGGTTGAGTGAAGATGTATTTACTTTTTATGAAGCAGATTCCATAGAAGGTGACATGAAGCTGTCTGAAACTTACGACAAATCCGAGAATTTCAATGAAAAGGATGATTGTTTTTCTGCACCTACCCAATCTCTCACCCAAAAGTGGTTGAGAGACACTAAGTGCCTCCATATTGAAATAGGCTATATGTATGAAGACTATTGGCTTTACGATATTCTGACAATACCTACCCATGACCTGATAGGATTGAAGGACAGAGCCCCTGTTCGTTACAGCACCTACGAGGAAGCATTGGAAGCCGGAATTCAGGAAGCGTTAAAACTTATATAGATATACAGATAGGAGGTAAATAATGACTCGTAACCAATTCATCCATTACGCATATCGACATAGCGAGATTATCATCTACCACCAAAAGCATCCTGAAGTTGATATAGAATGCATGTTGATCGGTGTTGATTTTGACAATGAATTGTTTCATTTAGTTCCAATAGATCAGTATTTATATGAAGATAAGTCGTATTGGCTTCCTTATACATCGTGTGACAAACAGTTTAAGAAGCCTAAAATGAAAGTAGTAAGGAGTGATAGAACAATAGTAACAAAATAATTCAAATTCATACAGAAACGAATTAAATAGCCTTGGACGGGCTTTGTAAAATCCACAATTCATTATGAGCGATTTTAAATCACGCCTGATTGAAGAGCAGGCACAATTGGAAGAAAAGCTTAACAAGTTGAATGATTTCAATCAAAGTGAGAAGGTCAATGCGATTGATCCGGTGCAAAAGTCTCTTTTGCTTGTGCAGGCCGGAGCGATGTACACCTATAATGAGTGCCTAAAAGAAAGATTAGCGAGGTTGTAACATCAGCAGTAAGGCAGTCTTTGTGTGGCCGCCTTACCTCAAATCGGTATAAATATGGATGAAATTGATGATATAAAGAAGCGAGTAAAAGAAGTGTCCGAGTCTTTATCTCACTTCATGGAGACAGGACATTTGGCTGATAATATCAGCCATTTAACTACAAACGCAAGTATTCTCAAACTACTTGCAAAAAGACTCGGTGAAATAAGAAAGAATAATCATTAATAACTATATTAAAAGTAATAATTTATGAATACATATTCGTTTAGCAAACCAATGATAGTTACATACAGCTATTCATGGATGTTTCTTTTTAAGATGTATGCAACTATCATTATTAGATTTGATGTTGAGTATGTCAATCAGCCTATTATTGTATCAGATGAAGAAATAGCTAAAGTAATAACAAGAATTACAAGCCATAAAGTTATTCAAATTGTGGATTGCTGGGATTCTTAAACAAGTTCAGATTCAATATTATATTTGGCTTTGATATTTTCTTTCAATTTCAATAAGCAAGTTAGGTTATTTTGAGATGGTGTTATCTTACAAAGCTGAATTCCTACATCGGTTAGCGTGTAAGAATGACCTAAGTGCATTTGTGGAATAGTTCCTGTTTTGGGTGATATAAGTTTTAAAGATTGTGATTTTCCATGGATTTCCATAGTACCTGCATTAAAACCGAATTCACATTTAATACTATTGATTAGACCGCAATCTGTAAGAGATTGGAATTGGTTAGTAGGAAAATAATCTTGTGTTAAGATATAATTAGGTAATATGCAATCCTCTAAGACGAATTGACAGATATCCGCAAACCATTTGGCTTCGAAGGGCTCAATATTTCTTAAAACAGACAAGGTTCTTTTAAAAAATGTACCTGGATTAGCAATCTCTCCGGCTAATAATTTTCCCCAAATAATTTGCGCATCTTCCTCGCAAATGTCCAGAGCATAATCAAAGAACCTTGCACTCCATTCAGGAGAGACAGGAGCCTTACTAATGTTATCAATCATTTGTAGTTCTTGAGCTGCAAGTGCGTATATGTTCGCTATATTGTGAATTTGCCTCGTTTCTCTTGCAGAGAGAGTTGCCTGAGATATTTCATTAGCTAAATTCTGCTTTAGTGCAGTTTTAAAAGCTGATGTACTTGCAATAGAAGCTGCTGACGCTTGTGCTATTGCTATTTTTTCTAAATAAGATGGCTTGATTACCCCAAGGAGTGAATCACGCAATACTTCAAAAAGTTTGGCAAACCCTTTTTGTGAGTTTGCTTGATTTTCAAGTTCTGACATAATACTAAAATTTTAAATGTGACATAGCAAAAGTAATAATAATTCGGGCACGTTCTTCATTTATTACAATAAAGTTTTAAATGTGACAATTTATACTTCTCTTTGGAGGCGTGCCCTTTTTAATCAAATCAATAGAAAAATGAATGAAAGCAAAACAATTTACAATGCCTTCTTTGGCCACTATATAGGCAAAAAGGTGTCACTGACAGATGATGGATATTATCAGTGTGGGGATTATATAAATGGTCGTTTCTACATAGGAGTATTGAGACATGTAACCTATAGCGAGAGAGGAATAGTTCTTCATCTTGATAATAATGAGATAACTGTATCAAGCACAACAAAAATAAGGATAATTGAATAATTCAACCCCCACAGGAATGAAATTAACTGAAATTCCAATAGGCACAACCGTTACTGTGCGTCATCGTTACCTCGTGTCAGAATCCGGGTATTGGTCTTGGGAGTATGAAATTATAACCGGAGTAATACGGAAACACAATTCATACTCCATACTCATCCAATCAGGCACGAGGTTAGTCTTCTGCGATGAAAACAAAGATGAATTAGTTAACTAAAAAACAGAAAATTATGGAACTTGATAATTATGAGAGTCTTCCAGTGGAAGCACAAAAACTCCAGATGGTGCAAGTGGACGCAATAGAGAGAGCAAACATAGACTCACAAATATCTACTGCCAAACAATATCCAAGAGATATAAGACGAAGCATCGATAATTCGATAGTTATTGCTACCATGAACGAAGAAACTGCCCAGTCATGCGGATATGCATTGCCACGTGGTGAGAAGATAATCACTGGTCCATCAGTGCATCTTGCCAAAATAATGGTATCTAATTGGGGAAACATAAGAACTGAAGCTAAGGTCGTTCAAATTACTGATAAACACGTTATCAGTCGAGGTACATGCTGGGATTTAGAGACCAATGTAGCATCCGCTTTCGAAGTTCGTAGGAATATAATAGATAGCAAAGGCAGACGATTCTCCGATGACATGATTACGGTTACAGGCAATGCAGCAAACTCTATAGCCTACCGTAATTCCGTTTTTGCTGTTATACCACAAGCCATTACTAACCGGGTGTATGAGGCAGCTCAAAGATTGATAACAGGAGACTTGTCGGATGCAGATAAAATACTCAAAAAAAGGACATTAATTATCAATAGTTTCAAGAATGAATATGCAATAACCGAAGAAGAAGTCTTGAAATTATGCGGAAGACAGACTGTCAATCAGATTAATATAAATGAAATATCCACCTTGATAGGAATACTTCAATCTTTAAAGGATGGTGATACTTCTGTAGACTATTTAATGAAGCCTATTCGTGGAGTAAAGGAAGAGATAGCTACCAAGAAAAAAGAAATGAAGAAAAAGAAACCTACAAAATTATTATAGTAATGAATAAGTATTCAGCGTTTACCCAAGAACAAGTAGAGGAACTTTTTTCTAACTTTCTGATTGATTCCTGGAGCTACAGCAAAGTTACAACTTTTGCCCGTAACGAAAAAGAATTCGAAAAGACGGAAATTTATCACGAACATTCAAAGCGTTCTGCGAGTTCGATAGCGGGTAATGCATATCATACAGCACTGGAGTTATTCTTCAAGAACCTTCGTACTGGGCTTAAGACCTCTATTGTAGACATGGAAGAAATAGCCTTTGCTTACATAGAAGAGGTTCCGGCCAATTCATGGAAACTCTTAAGTACAACTCCAACCATCGAAAAATGTAAGATCAAAGCCACAAAAGCTGTAACAAATTTAATACGAAACTTCTTTGAAGAGCAATCTCTATATACTTCTGATATAGAGGAAATCTTAGGTGTAGAGTTGCGGTGTGATGAATGGCTAATCATTAATGGAGTGGACATCCCACTCCCATGCCATGCCAACATTGATCTTGTTGTTAAACTGAAAGACGGAAAAGTAGTCATCATCGACCATAAAAGCAAATCAAAGTACACAAATGATGATGAACTGGTTTTTGTCTGCGGAAAACAAGCGATCACTTACATTAAATGCTATGAATCTCAAACAGGGAAACATATAGATGAAGTATGGTTCGTGGAAAATAAAGAATCGAAAAATCAAGATAATTCGCCACAGTTAAAGAAATTCAAGATTGTCTTAACTGATGATACGAGAAGACTTTATGAATCAATCTTGTACGAACCATTAAAAAGAATGATTGAAGCGGTTTCTGATCCGGATTATGTCTATATGATTAATGATAATGATAACTTCATTGATAGAGCCGAATTATACAACTTCTGGGCTAAAACAATGATAGCCGAAGTAGATGATTTCGATATACCGGAAAACAAAAGAGATTTGATTACCAGAAGACAGAGAAAAATTAGAGATGCTTCACTTGCTTCTATTAATCCCAAAACAATCACTTCTTTCCGAGAAAAAGCAGCCACTTTTATTACTTATGATTTATCCGATAAAAATATGACAAATTCAGAGAAGATCGAACATGTATTACGTTCATTCGGTTTATCCGTGCGAGTAGCGCACGAAATCAGCGGATATTCTTCTAATACTTATCTACTTGAGATATCAGCTGGAGTTAAAATAGCTAATGTAATGAAGTACGGGCTTGATATGGCCAATGCTCTAAATGTATCATCAGTCCGAATAGGTAAAGAGTTGATGGTGTATGAAGATAAATCATACCTATTTATTGAAACACCCAAGAAACGGACAGAAACCCTATTTTGGGACCCCAAACATTTGAATGGTGAGAAAATGCCTATTGGCATTGATAACTTTGGTCGAACGATATACTGGGATCTTAATAATCATTCAACTCCGCATATGTTGATTTGCGGTGCAACTGGTTCAGGTAAATCAGTATCAATCATATCCACTATCGAGTATGCTAAATTATCCGGAATTAAAGACATCACTATTTTCGATCCGAAGTATGAGTTCTGCTCATACGCAGACAATGGTATCCATGTATATAACGAGATAGAAGAAATTGAAGAGCAGATGCAATTACTCGTTAAGGAGATGCAAAGAAGAGCTAAAAGCAGAGAGGCCTGTTCCAAGAAACTAATCATTTTCGATGAATTTGCAGATGCAGTTTCCGCCTCCCGTTCAGGAGCAGCACTTAAAATAAAAGTAGGCAATCAAATTATCATGCAAAAGTCACTTGAAGAAAACCTCAAAATTCTTCTTCAAAAAGGCCGGTCATTAGGTTTCCGGATAGTAGCTGCCACGCAAAGAGCATCAGTAAATGTAATCACTGGTGATGCAAAAGTAAACTTCCCGGTACAAATATGCTTTCGAGTTCCCAAAGAAATTGACTCAAAAGTCGTAATTGATGAAGCCGGAGCAGAAACACTCTCAGGAATGGGCGACGGATTAATGAAGTCACCTGAATATATGAATGTAGTAAGGTTCCAAGGGTTCTATAAAAAATAGTCTCATGGAAATATCCAAGACTGACGTACAAAACCTTATCCGTATCCTCAATAAAAGTGCTGAATTAATTGATCAGTACTGTATAGGAAACCCTGTGAGCTTGACAAAGCGCGTCAGCTTCGCCGGATAAGCAAGAAGTTAATCAAGAAAATTAGCACACAATATCACATGCTATGAGTTTCAATTTTGAAAGTCATAGTCAAGCTTAATTACATAAAACTAAAAATCAAAACTTTTTAAATTATAGGAGGACTAAAAATGGAAAGTAATATTAGTAGAGACCATATCGCATTGGAAGCAATGAAGTGCATAATGCAGACAGCAAGACGTAGACGGACTATCTGGAACAGAATACTCACCCAATTCTTTCCTAATAAAGAAAAATCCGATTTGAACTACAGTTTTGAGAGACAGGCAAAAGCAGCCTATGAAATAGCTGATGCTATGATTAAGGAACGGAATAAAAATAAGGGGGAATAATATGGCAATGCATACATGGTTTGAGTGCAAAATCCGTTACGAAAAAGTGATGGAGAACGGCATGAACAAGAAGGTTACAGAGCCCTATCTTGTAGATGCTCTTAGCTTCACAGAAGCCGAAGCACGTATAATAGAAGAGATGACTCCCTTTATTTCTGGTGAGTTTACTGTCTCTGACATCAAACGGGCCAACTATAGTGAATTATTCCCCAGCGAAGAAGAGGCTGCCGACCGTTGGTTCAAGTGTAAACTGGTTTACATTACTCTGGATGAAAAAAGTGGTGCCGAAAAGAGAACATCTACTATGGTGTTAGTGCAAGCTGCCGATCTACGTGACGCTGTTAAGAAGCTGGATGAAGGTATGAAAGGTACAATGGCAGATTATATAATCGCGTCAGTATCTGAGACACCTCTTATGGATGTTTACCCGTATTCAGAGCGTGCAGATCACATCGACAGTATAGATGAAGCTGCAAATTCTCCTGTTGTAAGTCATTTCATCACCTCTTTACCTGATAACTGCAGGACTTCAATCATAGTAGCCGGCAAGGCTGTTATCATTGATAAAACTGGGCGTAATACCCGTGTTATCCCTGACAATTCGGAAGAGATCTCCAAAGGAAAGAAAAAAACAGGTGCTAAAGGATCAGCTAAGGTTAAAGAGAAATAACTATGACCTATGATGAGTTTTTAGAGCAGGAACGTAACCGGCCATCTCGTAAGAAATCAGATGATCTTGAGCATCAAATTCAATGTGCCTGTATCGACTGGTTTCGTTTGGCCTACCCTAAGCTACAAAGTCTTCTTTTTGCTGTTCCTAATGGTGGCAGACGTGATAAGGTGACTGGTGCTAAACTGAAAGCTGAAGGTGCTCTTGCAGGTGTTGCAGATTTAATATTGCTTATTCCCAAGAATGGCTATGCATCACTTTGTATCGAGATGAAAACACCTGATGGTATTCATCGTGATTCTCAGAAACTCTGGCAGAAAGAAGTTGAAGCGGTAGGAAACAAGTATGTTATCTGCCGCTCTCTTGAAGACTTCATACGTGAAATACAAGAGTATTTGAATAACATATAATCAATGGATAAACAAAAGGCAATACGTTGTATTGATTGCCGCAAGAGGCGATTAATGCAATGGGAAAATGACCCTATAATCTCAGAATGTAAACGGTCTGGACGACGGTTAGTAGCAGACTCGAAAAGATTCTGCATTCACTTTGAACTAACCAGGTGTCCGCCAATAATTGAGCATTTTAAAAACTACACAGATGGCTAATTCAACCGGTCTCGACTATTTTTCATTTAACGTTGATTTCTTCGACGATGATAAATTAGCACTTATAGAAGGGGAATTTGGCATAAAAGGAGCCTATATCGCAATTCGCTTGCTCTGCAAAATATATAAAGAAGGCTATTATTACCAATGGGGTGATGATGAGTGTTTGCTTTTCTCACGGAAAGTGGGTGCCGGCATTGCTTCGGACTTGGTGAAAGAAGTTGTAAAGGGGTTGGTCAAACGTTCCTTTTTCGATAAAGGGGTTTTTGAAAGGTTCCAGATATTAACTTCTCGTGGTATCCAAAGCCGCTACTTTGAAGCAGTCAAGCGCCGCCAATGCGTTGAAGCCCGGCGTGAACTTTTGCTTATCGATGTTTCAAAATTCTCTAATGTGCACATTTTAGAGGAAAATGTATACATTGATACGACAAATGCAGACATTGCACCACAAAGTATACTAAAAGAAAGTATACTAAAAGAAACTCCTCCTCAAACTCCCCCTCACGGGGGCGCTTCGTCGATTGGAGGAGGAAGAACAACTTCGTCTCCTACTTCAGAAAAGTACTTTGATATAAAGTCAGCATTGCGAGGAAAGCCTGGCGTAAATGAGAATGATGTATGGGAAGCTATGCGCCTAACCGAAAACGGGAAAGAATCATCTATTGGTTTGAGTCTCGTCAAGCAATGGTTAGAAAATCCTTCCATGTGTAAGTTCTATGAAATCCTACAGAAGTTACAAGGAATGGAACGAACAGGGAAAATCAAAGTAATGTCCCACGAAAACTATTTCATTTATGTTTTCTTGCTGGTAAACCTCACACAATCTGACGCTGATTCAATACGCTTGTATATCAAGGACCCCAGATTATTCGAAGAGTGCAAAAAATTAATTGCTGAAATCAAAAAAGGTCGTATCAATCAACCGGGTAAATTCTTGCTTAAAAAGCTGAGAGAGTGCCAAGAAGTTATCAACAAACAAAATCTCAAATTAAAATGAACATCGGGATACTAGCAGTAGATAGCAATTACCCTAATCTTGCCCTGATGAAGATAAGTGGTTATCATAAACTAAAAGGAAATCAGGTTGAGTGGTATAATCCATTCAATCATTATGATAAGGTGTATATGGCTAAAATTTTTAGCTTTACGGAAGATTATCAACAGTGGATTACCAACGCTGATCATATTGAAAAAGGAGGTACCGGCTATGATATTTCAAAAGTTCTCCCAAGCGATATAGATTGCATGGTTCCCGATTATTCACTCTATAACCTTGATGATAAAACAGCCTATGGTTTTCTAACCCGTGGTTGCCCAAACAAATGTAAATGGTGTATAGTTCCTCAGAAAGAAGGCAAGATCGCTCCTTATATGGATATCGAAGAAATTGCAGTTAATAATCGGAAAAATATAATCCTGATGGACAACAATGTGCTTGCTTCCAAATATGGATTACAACAGATAGAAAAGATTATCAGATTAAAACTTCGAGTGGACTTTAACCAAGGTTTGGATGCCCGTCTTGTAACAGACGAAGTGGCCCGACTTCTTGCAAAGGTCAAATGGATAAAACGTATTCGCTTTGGTTGTGACACTCCTGGACAGATAGCAGAATGCGAACGTGCAACAGCCTTGATTGATAAATATGGATACAAAGGAGAATACTTCTTCTATTGCATCCTCTTGAATGATTTCAAAGAATCATTTGAGCGTATAAATCATTGGCGAAATAAGGGCAGTCGCTTTCTTCCTCACGTCCAGCCTTACAGAGACTTTAACAACCCTCGCCAAATAATCCCTCAATGGCAGAATGACTTGGCTGGATGGGCTGACAAAAAGCAAGTTTTCAGAAGTTGTGAGTTCAGAGATTTTATGCCACGCAAAGGGTTTAGGTGTGGTGAGTACTTTTAATAAAAACAAAAAAATCATGAAAGCAATAACAATCAAACAGCCGTGGGCATCTCTAATTGTTCACGGCATTAAAGACATTGAAAACCGCACTTGGCCATGTCCAAGGAAGTATATCGGGCAACGAGTTTTTATTCATGCTGCCGGTTCTCATGGTAGAAAGTTTAGCATTGATTTAACGGATGCACAGACGAAAGCTGCATTTGCAACGATAGCCATAGAAACTATGTTTGGAAATATGCCTTTTGGCTCTATCATCGGCAGCGTAGAGATAGTAGGTTGTTCTATTAATCATCCTTCTATCTGGGCAGAGAAAGGAGTCTATAACTGGATACTGGCTAATCCCATCCTGTTTAATAAGCCCATCGAGAACGTGAAAGGAAAGCTTTCTTTCTGGGACTATCCAGGTATCAATGAGGTTAAGATTGAATGTCCGGAATGTGGCAGCATAGAGATAGCTATTGAGGACTACACTACGGCTCCATTCCCTACATTCCTGCATAGCTGTAACAAGTGTAGATACGTGATTATGGAAAGTGAGTGGAATGTAATAGAAAAATAGAAGAACTAAATGAATCTGCAATCTAAAATAGATTACTCCATCGCCTTACTTCAGAAGTGTGAGGCGATGGCTTTAGACTACGATCCAGAGAACGGCTTTTATCTTGCATTCTCCGGTGGAAAAGATAGTCAAGTCCTGTACCATCTTGCAAAGATGGCAGGTGTGAGGTTTAAGGCTCATATGAACTTAACTTCCGTCGATCCTCCGGATGTTATTCGCTTTGTGAAGCAGTACTATCCAGATGTTGAATTAATAAAGCCCAAAATGAGTATTTATGATATGGCTTTAAAACAGCACATAATTCCAACAAGGACAATGCGCTGGTGTTGTGCTGAATTCAAGGAATTGTCTGGGGCGGGTAAAGTAACTTTAATAGGTATTCGTAAAGCTGAAAGTGTGCGACGCTCTAAACGTGAAGAAATTGAGATTAGCAACCATAAATTCAGCGGGAACTTCGACCAATTTTCTGAGCATAAAGAAAAGATGGTTACATGCGTCAATGGAAAAGATAAAATTCTTGTCTCGCCTATTCTTTACTGGACTGAACGTGAAGTTTGGCAATTTCTTAACTCGAATAATATACCACACTGCAAATTATATGATGAAGGATATAAACGTATTGGATGTATTCTTTGTCCAATGTCTAACTATAAGCAGAAGCTAAAAGACTCTCAGCGTTTTCCTCATGTCCGTAGAAAGTGGATACAGACTATTCAAAAACTAATTGATGCAGGGTATATCACCCGCAACTTCACCGATGCAGAGTTCGGCTTCAACTGGTGGATCAGTGATAAAGGGTTCGATCAATATTATGCAGACGAAGTGCTGCAACAGAAAATTGAGTTTAACGTATAATAAATCAAATATGAAACAGACATTAGAAGAAGCAAAACGTGAATACATCGAGAAGTATGTCTCTCGTAATGAATATGCTTCCTTCGGAGCAGCCTTCGAAGCTGGTACTGAATGGCATAAGAAACAATCCCCGTGGATAAACGTAGAAGAGCAGTTACCAGAGGAAAATACAGGTGTCTTTTTTACTGTAGAATGGAAAGATTCTTATAAAGGCTACTTTACTGGATTGTATTATGGAAATGGTCAATGGGAATCAGATCATCAAATATTCTTGCCAAACTCTCCTTTGGGTCGTATTACTCATTGGATGCCAATACCGAAGTTTAACTAATAACAATAAAGTAATGAACAAGATATATAAAGAGGCTTACGCTTTATTCAATATAGGAAGGAGGTTGTTTCAAGTGATTCCACGAAATAGTGATAGACATTCCTGCGCCTATTGTGTTTTCGTACACTCTAAATCATGCGGGAGATATGCGTGCAAAAAAGAGGATAGGAAAGATAACCAAAATGTATCATTTTGCAAATTATAAATAGCGTAAAACAATATAATTTTGAATTAACATCTAATCACATTACTAATATTTCCCACATTCTCTGAATTCGGTATTAGGATTATCAGTTACAGCCACAAGTACAGAGCCTGCTTTAGCTATTTCTTTAGTTACTGAAGCATCAGGTAGGTTATAAGATTTAAAATCACAAGAAACCACAGATATATAGCTAGACTCAACAATTTTTGAGTTGAAATTGTACATTGAACCATGATGAGGAATTTGCAGTGTCCTATATGAAAGATTAAATTTTTCCAAAATTTCATGTTTAAATGCATTTACTATTTCATCGTCCTTCAATGAAGCATCCCCAAAGTAAACACAATTTAATAAACTTCCAGCATCAGAATCTATTAAAACCTCTATTTGTGCATTTTTCACTAAAACAATACAATCATCAAACGGGATTTTTTTTATTAATCCAGAAAATAGTATTAAAGATGTTTTATTCTGATCCTTTTCTATTTCTTTAAATGCCCGCTTCACTTCATTAATATTTTTATATAAATATTTTTTATCCGAAAGTTTATCATAATCCAATCCCCTTTCCTCCAACTTTTTTTTAAGTTTAGGAACATATTCGGTGTAGTTATAGTTGAAAGGAACATATGTCCATTTTAATGATATAGATAAAGAGATATTAATTGGATTTCCGCTTGGCCGAATGATTTCAGCTGAATTTACCGGTATATCATTTTCACCATTTCTACTTATTCTAATTATTTCTGTCTCTCCTCCAAAGTATGCCTCTGTATCAAGTACTAAGCCTTCATAACGCCTATCTAAACCTTCTCCTACAACAAATAATGCTCTATCTGCTTTCGGAATAAATGGTATCACTACTTTTTTAATAATACAATGCTTTATTAAGAAAGGAACGCCATTAATATGATCCTTATGAAAATGAGAAATGAATAATATATCAATAACAGTTTTATCTTTAGGGAATTGTTTTCTTATGCAACCTTCAATAAATGTTTCCCCTTTTAAAGTTCCACAATCGTACACCACATTTATTTCTCTACCACCAAATTCATGACATTCTGTATAAAAAGCTCCAAATCCAACAGGATGAAATTTTCGAGTAAAATTTACCATTGTATTAAAAATATTATTTCCTAATATCATGCGCCAACCTACCCCATCCGAAACCTGACTGATTACGGGTTACATGATATGAAAAGTTCAATCAAATAGTTTATATTCAGCACGCCAAATATCATAAATTTCTAAATACAATCAAAATAAAATCAAGGAAATAAATAGATTTCCCTAAATTACATTTATTTACCACCTACGCTATCTTAAGACATTTTGGGAAACACAGGAACAAAACCACCTTCCAATGGTGTTAAGCGATTTCTTTATTAGGGCAATTAGGATTCAATAAAAGAAAAACTGGAAAAGTTGAAAGCTGAATTTCAAAATCTATAACTCTTTATATCAGAATATTAGAAAGATACGGATGAAATAAAAAAGCAGGTTTAATTAAAATACTATAATTCATATTTTTCTAATCCTAATGATAACCCTAAAGGGTATATAACATCACCCCACCTGAAAGGAATACACATGCGGCGGTCATCAGAAGAATTAAATGTAACACATATAATATCAACCCCTTTCACCTTTAATTCTCTAAGTGGAGATTCATAAAGCACATCGTTAGCCAGAAGAATGATGTTTTCACTATTAACTAATCTTCGAATTTTTTCTATTGTTTCAAATCCAACTATGTTACCATTCTTTTCTCTATAGAAATTCACTTTATGTTCATTTAGAGTAAACACAGTATTTGTAGCATCAAGATCTATTAAAGAGTCTAAAGACAAGTTATCACTTTCGATTAAGTAACAATTTATATTCTTGTCTTCGGCTTTATATACATCAAAACAATACAAGATATTTCGCACAACATTTTTGATATTTAATTTTTGAAATTTTTTATCAGGCCATATATCACGATAAATAGCCATAGCTTTTCGTATAGCTTTTTCAAAAAATATTCCATCTATAATTATGGTGGTATATGTTTTTATTTCGGCAGCAGTCAATATAGCCCTAAGTTCATCCACTTTACTATTATTGAACTTTCTTTTATCCATCTCTTCACTGTTCAATAACTTTTTCGTAATACTCAGCGTATAACTTTTATTATTTTTAGACCAACTCTCAATATCATATCGGGTAAACATATACAATAAATTCGTTTCATCTCCTTTGTCTATATAAATAAAGAGTATAAATTCATCTGTTACATATGAAACAGGAATAGTAACATTAGTACCTCTTTTACCCAAAGATCTACCTTTACTTTGAACTTTAAGTGTTTTAGTTAACTTCTTATCTGGCCTATCTATAATCAATAAATCAATTCCATTTTTATCAAAAGAAGGCTTTGTCACATTAAAATTATATTTCAGCAACATTGATTTTAGATAAGCTTCAGCTTGTTCTTCGAGCGGTTTGTTATCTACCATAATACTGATTATTCACTAATTTTCATATCGTATACTGATGTCTGCAACCACCCGAGTAGCTAATAAACTGAATAGTTACATAAGTTACCCAAACATACGAATAACTATTCTTTTTAGCCCTCATACTGAGGGCTGCAACGTTCAACAGGGTAGTACTAAACTAAATTCCAAAGATCTGTCACCTATTTGAGGCACGACACAAATATATGAAAAAGTTCAATAACATTCGCAAAGTGGAAATATTTCTTCTTCAACAAATGCAAAAGTTGTATTTCATCAATCCTTTATTTAATTGAATACTATAACTTTACCAAAAAAAATGGAAACCATAAAAATCCCCTTTACCGGCATTAATCGAAGCATTGATGAAGGTATATCAACTGACGGGCAGTGCATGGAACTTATCAATGCACGAATCAAAAACAGTTCAGTAGAACCAATAGGAAAGCCTGTTTTTATCCATGAGCTTGCAAATGCAGAAAAGGTATTCTACCATACACTTGCTAAGAAAGTACTTGTACTGAATACAGATGGAAGAGTAGAAGTTCTCAATGAAGATTATTCACACTTTGAATGGTTATCATCCGATCTAACCGGGAGAGTCAATGATATTGCCTTTCTGGGAAATATTGCATGTTGTATTACAGATACTCAGATACTATACGAGATATTTGAAAACAACGTTGATGGATACAAATACGTTGGTTCCATCCCTGAAATACCTCAAATTAAAATCTCACAAATGGCTAAGGCAACAAGTATTTGCCCAGATTCTCAATTTCTAAGTGGTAGGAAATACGGTTCATTAACAAGTGAAGAGTTCATGCGTACAGCTGACTATAATGCTGTTGGATATTTGGACAACTGCATTGATACCTTGAATAAAGAAGAATATATGGTCGGCCCCTGCCTTCTTAAATATGCATTTAGAACCTCTTCGGGAGAATATATAAAGGAGTCTCCAATCTTTTTGATAGAGCACGGAAACAAGAAAGACTACACCTTTGACTTTAAAGCAGGGGGACGCGACTCCTATAGTACAGAAGTATCATTTTATCAAATAGCCCCTTTCTATTATTGTCATAACGAGCCTAATAACGCCACATTCAAGGATTACACTTATGAATTTGGCGCAATGGGCACCAAAATAGACTTCTCTTTCGATGATTTTGATTTATCTTATCTAACCCCTCTTATAGTTTCCATTGATGTGTTTATTTCTCCAATAGACTGGTTCGAAAAAAAAGAGAGTAAATACGGAAGCATAACCTACAATCAATATCAAAGAACCGACAACGAAACAGAACAGATCCTGAAAGCCTATCGTTTTTATAAAGTTGCTGAATTTTCATTGAAAGGTAAACAGACCTGGAGACTTGATGAATGGTCAAAAGACAATATCTCTATTCAGGAGCAATTGATAACATCTGAAACAAAGCACTCTTTTTCCTCCCAAACAAGCTATGTTTATAATTCAAGATTGCATTTGGCGAACATCAACTACTCCTATTTTAAAGGATATATGTATGGATATGAGAGCCAGACTCAAGAATCGAATACAGAATATACTCTAACTATTTGTACTACCATCAGCACAGAACAAGGGGAAACTATTGTAAAAAACACGATATCATCTAAACAGTTGATAATTCCCTTTCTTACATACCCTGATTCAAGGGCACATACTATGAGCCTGTTTATTACACCTAAATCAGGTAGCGGAGTGCCCGGGGAAACTCTCAAAAAAGTATTTCCACTCCAAAAGCACCCCTATCTCGATATCGCCTACTATTGCCAGCCAGCTCAAAGATGGGGAAAAATACCTGGTGATAGAAGTAGTTATGGTTTAGTGCTTTCTTCTTATTACATATCTATTGACCAACACCTCGAATCTGATATACCCGCAGAAGAGAGCACAAATTACACAGCACGTAACGTGCTCAAAGTTTCAGCCTTAAATAGTCCAATGGTATTTCCGGTATCACAGACTTATCAACCAACAAATACAGAAATAGTCGGGCTATGCTCCAATACCACAGCTTTATCACAAGGGCAATTTGGACAACACCCATTGTATGTATTTGCCACAGATGGAGTATATGCAATGTCAGTAGGAACAGGCAATGTAGTCTATTCAACGCAAACGCCAATAACACGCGACGTCTGTATAAATCCCAAATCTATTAAAGGCATAGATCAAGCCGTTATCTTTGCCTCCAAACGTGGGCTTATGATGATAGCAGGCAACACTGCAAAATCAATATCTGATGATATGATTGGATATCTCCCATCTTGTGTTATTTCTTCCCCTATCATTTCTAAGATAGCAGCTATAGGATCATTTACTTTATCATTAGTAGAGTTTACTCAATATCTTGAAAAAGCAGAAGTAGGTTACAACTATCCGGAGAATGAGCTAATCATAGCAAATAAGAACTATCCTTATGCCTACTTATTTAATATGGAGTCAAGAACATGGTCTAAGATATCTTGTTGTATTAAGAACTTCACCAATAAATATCCCGAATGCTATGCTTTGATAGATAGTGAATCAGTAACTCCTGGTGTTTACGATATGCAAAATAGTCATAGAAGTATATCAAATATACTCTTATTGACTAAACCTATAAAAATGGGGAGCAATGCTCACAAACGCATTATACAGACCGCGTTAAGAGGAATGATTAAGGGCGCAATGTCAGACTTGTATTTACGTGGTGAACCAGTAATGTTTAGAGGTGAAAGTCTGAATATATTCTCTAATGTTGGACTGTACATTTTAGGTTCCAATGATGCTGAACACTTCACTCTTATTTCCGGTAAAGAAAGTATTGTTGATATACGCGATCTCGTTACCAAAATGAATAAATCCAAAGCATTCAAATTCTTCATGGTAGCCTTGGCCGGCGGTGTCAGAACCGACGTGTCATTAAACTATATGGAATTTGTTGCATCCGAAGCCTTCGAGAATAGATTAAGATAAAAAAGGAGAGGTATCCCCTCTCCTATCCTTTTATATTCCACCCAAATCCGTTGCTCGTCTCCTAACTATTCCACTTATCATTCCGATAAACTTCACCACGTCCCACATTAAATTTTCATTCCTCTGTTCTGGAACCGGAGCAAGTTCCGGCTTCACAGTCAAAAGCCATTCATAATGTACGTAATTTACAATGTAATCCCAAATAGCCTTCTTCAATAACTCCATAATCTTATCAGCATGTGGAGGAATCCTTTCATAAGGTATCAAACTAATGCTGATCTTTTCACCATCAATCTGCCATTCAAAACATTTTACCCGCTTAATAAGACGACCACTAATATTATTTAAGGCCGTTTCTACAGGTGAGCGAAGCATATCATAATCATCTGAAGAAGTTTGGATGCTGGAAAAATCAGCATCCTTTTTCTTCAAAGATTCTCCCTGGTAGTAAGTCCGAACATCTATTTCAGAGAAAACACTACTTAGCTTTATTTCTATGGCCAGTAAATTCATTAGGTAGTTGGTGCTGCTGATGTTGTACGTTTCGGCTTATCTCTTTGGGCACCGAGAAGTCTCAATTCCTCCTCAATTTCAACCAACCTTTGTTCAAAACGCGTAGCTTCATCTGGCTTTATAAGATTAAGCCACTTGGCCAAGGTATAATAAGAGAGGTAACTCAGCATATTATCCTTAATCGTTTCTTTCTGACTTTCCATAAAGTTTGAAACAGCATTCGTTGTAAAGCTGATCTTAGTTTTGTTTTCATCCCATGAATAAGATGTCTTACCAATAACCCGGCTCAGAATATTTCCAAGCTTCGTTCCGCCCTCCTGGGCCAAATCCTTCAACACGGTGTCATCGTCGTCATTAGCTTGAAGCTTTGCAGCTAATTCCGTTAGTTTCGGATCACTTTTAAGGGCTTCTCCCAAATAATAAGAGTGTTCCTTCATTTGTTCAAACAGACTTTTTACAGTCAATTCAAGATTGATAACCTTACTTCCTTCCATAATAAATTATTTAGTTATTTGCAATTAATTCCGTTTGGGCCTTTCTCGCTCCAAAAGGTATTTCTTTATAGCAATAGCCTGCTCGTCACATACTGTTCCGTAATAAGTTACTTCCTCTTTCTTCGACAAGTTAAACCACTGCATACAGATGTAGTTTGAAACATATTGTTTCAAAGACTTCTCCAAAGCTTTTCTTACAGCTATCTTCCAACTGGAGGGTAAATCAAAGCAGAAGGTAGAACTATTCTCTGTTTCATTAGATAAATACCCATATCTAGATACAATATCAGCAATGCTACTCACGGCTTCTCCAAAGTAGCTGTCCAGGATATTTAAATCATCTTCCGTAGAAGATATTTTCTCTATATCCATATTCTTAGCACCGGTGTATCCAGTTATTTTGTATACTTCCGGCATTATTTCAGCTTTATTTAAAGTTACTTCTATATTCATATCACAAATATATGATGATGAGAATTATTCAAGTTGTTATTTTACAACTATTTCCGCGCTTCTTTAATTTATAAATAGTCCATCCAACGCCACTTATAACAACTAAAGTAATTAAGGCCCAAATCATATTACTTATTTGCTTGGGTAATGTCGTTTCATCTTTCTGTTTCTCCTGTTCCTGCCTTACATTTTCCTGGCTTTGAGAAGACGATGAACTATCAGACTTCAACATTACACTGTCTGCAGCTGTTATATTTGTATCCTGTTTAATCTCATTGTTTTCTTCGGTATTCCCCTCAGCCAGCAACGGATGCTTACCTGTATCCGGATTAATAGGTTTAGTAGTATCATACAATTGCCAATTCATTTTCCGATTGGTAGTACTATGTAAGAAGCTGGATATATCTTGCATAGAAGTAAAGCCAAAATCTCTAATCTGCCTGATACTATCCACTTTTAGGGTAGATGTCTCCTGCTTCATGGTAGACTTATAACTTCCACACGAATATAGCGACATCAGAACTCCCATCACTATCAATGCCAAGAAAGCTATAACTGTCAACCGACACATTTCTTTCAAATTACACTCTTTCATAATCCCAAGTATTTAATGATTCCTTCAATATGAATCCGTGCAACAGCATCCTTACCCTCCCGAGATAAAAGATAGTCTACATCTTCCTTATTATCCTGAAAGAAGTTCTCCGACAGAATGGCCGGGCAATTAGTATCCCGGCAAATTGCAAGGTTCTGTTGCCAGTATAATTGGTCAGGCATTGGCTTACGTACGGGAACCGGAATACATTCGGCTACTTGCCCCAGGCATTCAGCCATTTTTTTACTATTACTTGAAGCGTTATTCGATACATACACACTCCACCCCTTTGCGTTCATCCAATTAGCACCGGAACCGGCCGCATTGCAATGGATAGAAACAAGTATAGCTTTTTTTCCTGTCTCTTTATAGATGTCATTCGCCCGTCTGCATCGCTCAGACAAAGGAACGTCCGTATCTTCTTTCACGATCCGTTCAGCATCAACACCTTTTTTACGTAAGCCGAAAATAACCATATCGGCAATCTCTCTTGTATAGGACCACTCTCTCAATCTTCCGTCCGGTGAACGCTTGCCCGGAGTATTTTCCCCATGGCCGTTGTCAAGCAATACTTTCATTTCTTTTCCTCCTTACTTTTATTCATATATTTCACCACCGCCTGTGCTATCTCTGCCGGATCAGCCTTGTGCTTCGCTATCTCGGTAGCCAATGCAGCTACTTGCTTCATCTCTTTGCGTTCCTTCTCATCTGCTTTCTCATAGATGGATTTAACCTCTATAGCTGCCACTCCGAAAGCTCCCAGCAAAGTAATGAACGGGAAAATAGGTATATGATAATCATAGTAATTATCCAGATACCAGACACCAGCCATCTGCATACAATCAACTACGACCAACGCAAGCAAAGCATTGTAATATCTCGCAACCTTATTCACTGTACGTTTCCATCCGTCGCTCGAAATCTTCTCACTACGTTGTTTAGCTTTTCTGATTCCAGCCCACAAATCGAAAGCTATAAAGAAAAGTGGCGTCAACAGGATACCGAAAAGCATCCAGGCCACAATAAATAATTCATCTATTCCTTTCATATCTTTTCATTATATTACTATTAATATTACTTTTGTACTATCATTGGCCGTAAGGCCACATAGTAGTTTTGTTCATCCCGCCCGGCCAGTGATGATAGGGCGGGATTTTTTTAGGCACAAAAAAAGCCCATCGACAAACCTAATACGGGCTGTCAATGGGCATAATCGTATGTCGCAAAGGTACTAATTATCTTCTAATTTACAAGACTTTTCCTCCATTCTTATAAGATGATTATTAAGGGTTACTAAATGGCATTTAAGTTTGCGACAGATAGCAGCCTTTGACTTTCCTTCAGCAAGCATCTTATCAATAAGCTCCGCTCTCCTATCAAGCTTATAGTGAGTGTTTTTTTCACCAGCTTGCCGGCCTAATTTTTTCCCTGAAGCTTTTCGCCATGCCAATCCTTCTTTGGTGCGTTGGGAAATAAGATCACGCTCAATTTGGGCAGATAAACCGAAGGCAAAAGCCAGTACCTGGCTATTGATGTTATTCCCCAACTCATATTTTTCCTTCACTGTGAGCACTAATGTCTCTTTGATCATGCAAAGGTTAAGCATTGACATTATGCTCATTAAGTTACGACCTAATCGGCTAATCTCAGAAAGTATAAGAGTATCACCTTTCTTCATTTTTTTCAAGAGCGGCCCCAGCTTTCTGTCCTTTGCAGCCTTTGTGCCTGATACTGTTTCAGAAATCCACTTATCAATTATTAATTGACGTTCATTGGCAAAATTCTGAACTTCAAATTTTTGATTCTCGACTGTTTGTTTATCGGTTGAAACTCTGATGTATGCGTAAATCATTTTTGCCTGTGAAGATAGTGATATCATACAGGGTAAACAAACAATGATTCAAACGTCCGTTAAAACTGAATGGTATGAAGTTGAGTGAAGCTATGCAAGTGAACGAGATTAAAAATGAATATATCACTTTGGTAGACACAAATGGTAATCCTTTGAAAATAGACAAGGCTGATCTGATTGAAGTTATCCGTGCTAATATGCCTACAGTAACCTCCCAGGCTAAAGGCCTAATGCCTACAGACGGATTCTTTTCTAAAACACCTCTTTCGAAGGAAGACAACGTTGATGAACTGTTAACGACAGGTATTTATCCTCATGGCTTTCGCATTGTTACTTCCATAACAAGTTCATCTTATGGTATTCTGTTAGTCTTTAAAACATCATATAATTATGTAGTGCAATTGGATCTTTCATTAAATGGTACAATTTGTATAAGAGGCTGTCATACATCTCCAAGTGATGGTTCAGTTATCTGGGATAGCCAATGGACTAGAATTATTTAGATGGGATTATTCATCCAACTACTGACAGTGTGATGTTTCCATACACGCATTATGGCATTACACTGTCAATAGTGAAGAGGTTATACCCCTATAACCAATCTGACCAAACTCCTGTGTAAGCTGCATAAAATCTGTACTTGTATCCAGATTTACCCGTGTCTCTACACCAAGTTTCCTGCATAATGAATTCGTATTCCTTACCGCTGGAGATCGTATACATATTACTACTAACCCTGAGGATACCACTTGTATATGGGACATTAGTAATATTATAATAAGTGTACACACCATCAATTAGCAGATCATCTGCATTTTTTTCAAGGTCTCTTATATAAACCTTTCTATAGCTTCGTAGAGCCTTCGCCAAAGCTTCTTTATTGATTATTACAGGTAATCCAGTAGCCTTGTTTATAAGAGTGATATATTCGCTATTTATCTCACTTACTTCTATTGCATTATTCAGTTTCATACCATTCAGTTTTAACGGACGATAGGTATGAAGCAATCAGGAGATATTTAAACTTCCACTTTTTAGAATGTAAATTCCTTGACATAGTATTCCGCATCCGGTTCTTCTGAAACTTCTACCGGTGTCTGAAAAGTAAATCCAATATTATTGCTGTAAGCAAAGTCTATATCGTTCTTTCCATTCGAACAGATATAAATATCAAGCATTCCATTTTCTGTAGTCGAACTTTTGTATAGTAATCGTACTTTACTAATACATTTACTGGAGACTCCTAATTGAACAACGTTCTGCAATTTGCTGTAGCCATCTAACGCAATGTAGAATAATTGGGAACAAGGAGCATTATTCGTATATCGACTTCCTACATTGAGCAATACCGAACTTGCCATATAACATTTACGACTTATAGCTACTCTATACCATTTACCATTAAGAGCACCTGCCATAGAGAATGTACCGCATCCTCCTGACTTTGCTATTTCTTTAGGGGTGGTCACTATACTGTTGCCATTAGCGTCTATTCCTCTCACCTGGGTAGGTACACCACTACTTAACTCATTTTCCTTCATACCATATACTTTTAACGGACATTCTTTATACTGCATTTTTACCAGTTATTTTATTGAGAAGAAACATAGTAAAAAACAGTGATTTCTATTGTCCGTTAAAAGTATATGGGGTATGAAACTGAATGAAGCTATCCAGATAAATACTATCGGGAACGAATATCTGATTTTGAACGATGTGAACGGAAATCCGCTGAGGATAAACAAGAATGACTTTGCGATGGCTTTGAATGAAGTATTTGCCACAAAAGGGCTTTTTCTTCTTGCAACAGGCATTACGATTGATTCTTTCTCAGATTTCAACGCATTCAAAGATATGGGCGTTTACAAGGTAATGTCGACAATCGAAATACCGAACGCACCAACATCGAAATTTATGTATGGAACTCTGCTGGTTCTTTCACAGAGCTACACGACACAAATAGCGGTAAGTACGTTTGCCGAAGTATATGTGAGGTCTTATTCCAATGCCAATTGGAGTGAATGGAAAAAACTCTGATATATTTATAGGGGCATAATGCCCCTATACTTTAATAAGTCCCTCAGGAATTTCCTGGCTTACTTCTAACTTGATTGCTCCACCATGATTAGCCATAACAGATAAATTGAGCGATCCACCGGAACTCGATTCATAACCCCATATTTCTCGTATATCATTTACGTCTCTATAATATAATCTAAAAGAAGAGTTCGTTCCTTCTATGTTGGATAATTCAGGCAAATTACCTTTTATACAAGATATTATTCCGAGTGGCAATTTTCTTAAAGGAAAGCCGCTTGCTATAAAGAATTGACAATTAGCATAATAATTAGTTAAGTTACATAGGTGAATATATTTTTCTGCTGGATAGTTTTGCATACTTCTCTTAAAAAAATCAATGGATACCAAGCCTTTTCGATCCTTTGTTGCTTCCAGCATCACCGATCTAATGGCTTCCGCAAAATCAGTCCTATTTATACGTACTGGATTACCATTAGGATCTATTAAGGCGATATATTCACTATTGATACTATTTACCTGTGTACTTTCATTTAATTTCATACCATTCACTTTTAACGGACGTATTTTTATCACTGAATTTTACCCTCAAAACTGTCGGCATAATTCAGAGTAAAAATACATGATTTTGTATGTCCGTTAAAAGTGAATAGGTATGAAACTGAATGAAGCAACAAAGGTGAATACTATCAATAATGAGTATATCACCTTACTGGACGCCTCCGGTAATCCTTTACTGATTAATAAATCAGATTTATCTAAGACTATAAAAAGTCTGATGTTTCCTTCTTGGCAGGTTACATTAGCTCCAGGCGAAGAATATGATTTAAAAGTCTCCCATTACGGATTATATATAGTAAGGTCAGGAGATTTAGGCTCAACAGGCTTATTCGTCATTGGTGCAAGACCTGGAGCTGCAATACTCGGATATGATGATTATATATTTTCTTCTGACTTTAATTCTACAGGTAAAATAGTTTTGAGTAAGAAGATACTTAACGGAACTATATTTTTGAAAAATACAAGGGGAAACAATACGAATGTATTCGTAATGCAAATTACAAACTATTTATAGGGGCATTATGCCCCTATACTATTACTCTAACGTAGCTTCAAAACCACCCTCAAATTCTGAATTATCGGCAGATTCCATTTTCATGGTGATACCAAATGTGCTCATTGCAATCACATCAATGACAGGGGTATATTGTGTTCGTTCAGCATATACTTTACACTTACCATCTGCATCTGTTTTTCCTATAATTTTCATATTATAGGTACCGGCTAACACTTTTACTTTTATGATTGGATTACCTGTATTACTTGCCGCACGTGCCATTGATATAAAATAGAGATTAGGTATTCCTGTTGTAGTAGCGGATATAGATAAAAGCATTGATGCAGTAACGGTTATACTTTGAGTTTCACATAATAGTGTACTTGCTCCTTTATTAATGCTGCCAACTATTCCGGCAGGCATCAATCCTTTATCTACGATGTTGGCCTCGTTCATCACGCTGCGGATGACTTCTGCAAGATTATTCTTGCTAATCCGTACTGGCAGGCCATTACTATCTGTAAGTAGCACAAACTCGCTGCCTATAGTGTTCACTTGGGTGGTTTCGTTTAATTTTCCCATACCTATTCACTTTTAACGGACGTCTAAATTATATCAAAAAACGCCCAAATTCAACATTTAATTTTTAATCTCGTTTTGTTTAATTTATTTCCCCGCAAATTCACTCCCTTGTGGGCAAGGATAACTGAGGACTCCCTAAAGGTTCCCAAGTTTAGTATATAGCAATATCATTCCATTAAATGTAGGGTAGGCATTTGAACTTGTGATCGTCAAATAGGTTTTCCCTGACTCAAAGCTGAAACTACCTATACTTATCGGGTTACCACTCGTCCGGCCATCCAAATGTACACTGGAATGAGTTATCAAACAATCCGTTTCATTGCTACCAATGATACCGGTCATGTCTATTTTGTAAGTAGTAACACTACCACTTACAGATGACGTGAAAGTGAGTTCATCCTGGTAATATTTACTTCGGAACATAAAAGCTCCTATACCACTATAAAATTGGCAAAAGATAAATCCAAATACCGGATCATAAGGTGTCATATCGACCAGTAGCCAACGATAGTTGATGACAGTACCACTATCGCTATCATAGAGTGGCACGAGGCGGAATTTGGCAGAAGTCTTAGTGGCAAGAGAAATGTAATTATTGAAACTCACGCCATTATATATAGGAGAAGATACGAAGTTATCAACTCCAGCAAGTGCCGATGTCCGCCCTTTCACAACGAGCCTATTCTGAGTACCATCTTCCAAGGAATCACCTTGATACAATGAATAAGGAAGATAATCGATAGTAACCTCTCGTCCTGATTCATCGCTTGATCCTACCAACTCAACATTACATTTATTACCGGTAATAATCAGGCGATTGATATTGTCACCAGGAAGGATACGATAGCTCTGTGAATTACCGGACTTTATTTCTGTTGGATACATGACTGTACCTCTAATCTTAATATCACCTTTCGGTTCAAAGATGATACTTCCTCTCTTGCCTAAGAACTGTCTTCCGGTTTTGAGGTTTACACAATAGTTAGGGACGAAATCAATAGAACCAAATTCACTCAGTGGATCATTAGGGTTAAAGTTTTTATAATCCAATGTCGGATTGCCATTTGCATCTACCCCATGCTGACTAAACATAAAATCATCATAGAAAATAGCGCTTGCGAAATTAGCAAATTGAGCCATGAGTATCTCAACATAAAGAGCCTTATAACTTTCAAAAGGTATCCAAGTGGCTTTGGTGCCATTGACTGCATAATCCTTTTGAGGATTATTAATATTTGATGGAACACCATGACCGATCCAGGTGGTAATCTGATTCATCACATAATAGATACCATTATATAGTACATAAGGAGCGACCATATCCGTACATATATAATCCGTATGTAGGTCGTATTCACCTGCCGGATAAGGAAGCTGGCCACGAGAACCTTTTGCACCATCCTCAGGAGCCGCTGTAACATTAAAGGTTGATGCTACTATCTGTTTCTTTGCCATAAGATTTAAGATTTAGTTCCTTGTACATAGCCGGTAATATTACCCCCTGCACCCTTCACATCGGTATAGGTAAGTTTACATCCGGTTGTGGTAGGCGCATTGGCCGGAGTAAAAGCGGTACCGTCAGCTTTCGTAAAAGTAGTCTTGAATGTAAAGCCGGTTACTTCTTCACCTGTACCAGTCTTCTTAACCTTATATGTCGCAGTTACCTCACTGGTAGCACCGCTGCTGGTAAGATAAGTAGGCCCACTGAAGTTTACAGCCAGGAAAAGAGGATCTGTTTCATCGCTTACTTCACAGATAGCAGTGGCTACCACTTCACCGCCGATAATGAATTCAGCTCTTACACTTAGCTTAGAATCAATGTCATCAGCCACTAATGAAACACTGTTAGCTGTTGACCATGCTGTGGTGGAAGGCATCTTATACCATTTCAGGGAGTAGTTACTTTGTGGAACTAATGAGCCGCCTTTATAGAGTTCCTGATCCACTTTAACGGTAGCTGTATCACCATCAATAATACCACCATCGGAAGGATAAAGAAAACCATAGTAAGCGGAGTTACTAAATTCTGAGATGGCAAGAGGTATCTCAGAAGTGTAGCCAAGATTATGCCCGGAAGCCTCAATCTCACCATCCATGCGGATAGTATCTGCATCCATGTTAGAAGCGGAAGCAAGATTTCCTACGATTTTCAGAGCCGGTACATTCACGGAACCATTATTGTAAGTAGTGGTTTGCATCTTACCGGCTACAGCAGCCGGAGCGGTAGCTAACCCGGAAGCGTTGAATGTTATAAGTGTATTGTTATAATACCATTTCTCGGAACCAGAAACAATCGACTTGATCACATTCTCATTACCTGAGCGCATGACCGGATAGATGATAGGTTGATTAGCCGCTACGCTCCAGTCCGGCACACATTTACCTGTATCCTTCTGATACATCTGTACAAGCGGCTTGGTAGATCGAATATTCCCCTGCGCACTATCACCATCAATAATCATACCGATATAAAAAGAACCCGCAACATCACTCATCCTGTACCTCCTCTCCGTTAATTGAGTTATCTTCCGCCACAGGTTCTTTATCACTGTCCTGAACCGGCAAAGAATCCTCAGCAGATAATTCACTATTGTTTTCATTCTGTACCTCCTCTCCAATTTTATTGCCACCGGCTTCGATTAGCTTGGCGGCTTCCTGTTCGGTGAGAACCTGCCCGGCAATGCCTTTCACATATTCTTCCGGCTCGAACCTGACCATACGCAGATCACTTTCGTTAATGATAAACTCCCCGTCGGCAGTCCGATGGCGGACATCAATCACACCGGCACGACGGGCGATATCGGCGGATACTTTTAAGTACTTCATTTCTCTCATATATAAATTAAATTGTTAGCCTCTGGCTATTATTACTTCATTGGCGCCTGTACGGATGGGCTCACCACTCTTGGTAGTAAGCACCGTATAAGGACCTATCTCATAGACTTCCGGATAAACAGACATTTGCAAGCCACCACTCAGTCGTAAGCTGTCGGCTGTAACCGATATCGAACTACCGTGTCCGATTTCCGTAGCCGTTGCACCCGCAGCGGATGACTTCTTAAACCACTTCACAAAAAAGTATTTATTGATCTGATCCGTTGTCAGCTCCTCTTTATTCGTCAGTATCTTCACATAAAAAGTCATGTTGGCCATTCCCTGACGAATGGTATTGCCATTCGGACTATAGACAAATGCCTTAATCGGAGGAATCTTATAAACAATGGCCGTCTCAGCCATCAAAGTATCATCCGTAGGAGCTGACGGCTTGGTTCCGGTATAATAAGCCGCGCGGCAGCGGATGATGCTCAGATTAGTATTGTCAGCATCAATACGCAAAGTATTGGTACCCTGACCGGATACGTATTCAATATTCAGATCAGAAGAGTTGATAAGGGTTTCCTCTCCGTTCTCGACTTTGTACCACCAATATGCTACATTGGCATCCGCAACAGTTTCGCTACCCATTTTTAAAGCGGCAGTAATATCTATATATTGGCTATCCTTCAGGGGATTATAGGTCATCTTTGATGGCTGATTAATGCTCAATGAAAGCTGGTCATCACTCTTCTGTATAGAGTTCAGAGTGAATGTATCGGTATATACCAACGTGTTTTTATTTCTGGAATCCACATAGGTAGCCCGGCAAAGAATCTGTACAGGAGTAGTTGGCGAAACATTCTTCTTCACAAGCAATGTTCCGTCAGCATTCAGTGTATAATTGCTATTCTCCGAGGTAATCTGAGTGCTCTCACTGTTTTCATACCAGGTGACAGTCAGTTGACTACTCTTATCCCCATTACTGATAATCTTATCCGGATCGACAATATTGAGGAATGCCTTTAGCTTCATTGGGGTAATGGTTCGATTCGGGATGAAGGTGTTAGCATTCGTGTAATAAAACTGTGTCTTACTACCTCCACCATCTATTATAATACCAAAACTCGCCTTCAGAGGCGTATAACTGGTTCTGACCGGCTGCGGTTGAACCGCGGTTTTAATTTTCATATATCTATATAGTTTTCGACATTAGTACTCCCGGCACCATCGCGAACGTATGCCGTGCAGGTGAATTTCACTTTTCTTGTAGTACCCCAATTGGAAGGCATGTCCTCGTTTGTCAGGTGCAGTACCCGCCCGTTATTGGCGTGAGCGACCGACCAGGCATTATCTTCCGTCACCTGACCACTATCACGAGTCCATGACCAGTCACCGGGCAACACATCCGCAGAGATATCATTATAGCCCCAATAGACAATAGGGGTAAATTCCGCATTGACCTTACCGGCAAAGAAGTTATAGCCATTATTGGAAGAGAACGTAAGGCTCAGTTCTGAATTGCCTTCAATCTGTGCCCAGTCAGTTGCATTCCATTTGGGTTCCTGAAGTGTGCCGGTAACCAGGCACATCCATTTACAGCCGACATGATAGACCGCATCATAAACTGTGTCTGTAGACTGATAGGGATTGTTCACAGCATCCTCGGCTGACCACGGACCCCGATTATTCTCAGAACGAACTGGTGTACCCTGATAATCTATACGTAACAAGTCCTGAATAGCGATACCACGACAGTAGATATAGCTATGGCGGTAGTTGATCGGCAGGTTGTCAAACAGTGACAACTGCTTTAACTTGCCTATAATGATAGCATAGTTATTCTCTTCCAGTATAGGTTTCGTTACTCCATCGAGCATACAGATACACTTCTCACGGGAAGATAAATACCAATATGCCTGACGATCTTCGTTCACCGGATTACCACGATGAGAAAGTATCATTAGCGGTTCCGGTGGATAGTTTTTGCCTCCGGGTACTTCATCATCAAGATACATGACCGCAGTGATGGTATTAGATACTGTATTCACATTCAGCACACGGAGCCATGAAGTGTAATAATCACCACCTCCGGAGGCAAGGTTGTTTACCATGCCATAAACAACATCATTCTCGGCCAAGGCTGTGAAATCATTCTCCCAACGTTTACGAAGTGGTAAACGATAGGTACCATCTTCCAATAATTCGACACTCTCAATAGTCCCTGACTCGGAAAATGAATAATCACTTTCCATAGCTGAAAGGCGATTAAAAATTATCTCCAAAACGGTCAGCGATGACCGCAACTCCATGCGGTCAGCCTGTATCCTCCCTTTATTATCCGCGATTATGCCCTTGCCCGCGATCAGTGAGTCTATGGCTTCGCCAACCTCTAAGCCTCCAAGAAGACGTAATAGATAGTCTGTACTATCGATTTTGTCCTTACGGAGGAATATATCTTTTAAGATCTCATTGTTATTTGCAATCTCAGCCAATATTCTTAAGGCTGAATATGTGTTTTTATTTGTAGGAACTGTAGTATCCCCCACTTTTATCAAATAGATAGATGATCCTCCCCCACCTTCCCCGGGAGAAGAAACTATTTTCAAGGCAACTTTATTACCATTTACCTCAAAAATAACATCACTATTTTCTTCATCTATATGATACATTTTACTTTTGTGGAATAAGACTGACTGCAATATTCCTCATCTCTTGAGATGTTGCTTTATTCTCAAAGATAGAATACACTAAACTGGCAGCCATATAGCAAATAGCTTGCGATACAGGTTCATTCTGATCAATATCTAAATCTGTGCCAGAAGTGTATTTCGCTTCATACACAAACATTTCCAATTTAGAGTCTGCCTTTGCAGAGTATAACATTAGTACTCTATTACCAGAATTATTATATCCCATTATGCACACAGGTTTGTAACTCCCGGCCCTTGTATAAGAGTTGCATTGTTGTTTATATTCCTCTGAGCTTAAATCAAAAGCTACAATACAAGTCCTCTTCCAATTAGAAAGTTTGATTGCAATCAAAGAGACAAAATCATCAGGAACAGGTATAAGACATTTCCCCTCACTATCCGAGGTTACGGAAGCATTGGAAGAAACACCATTTTTCTTATTGACACATCTAACAGGAGAATTCATTTGTACCAAACTTACAGCATCTGGTATAACCGCTTTTATATACTCTTCTATCTTGACCGTATCTTCTGATAGGAGAGAAAGAGTTTCTTCCTCTCCTATTTCGTTGAGTATTGCTTTGACTTTACTTATGATTTCCTGTTCAGTCATCATTATTTCCAGTTAGGGAATGACACACCAGTTGCAGCAGCTTTAGCCTGTATTGCAGCTTTATTACCAAGATCAGCAAGAGGAATGTTATAAGGTTCACCCATTAGGATATCTTTCGCTTGCTGCGAATTCTTCACATCTGGATACACCCCAGCACCGCCACTTGTTTCACCAGATTCTGATATATCAGAAGTAGTATCTTGCTCTGTACTTTCCACAACAACTTTATCAAACTTCTGAGTGCCTCCTCTTTGAACTTGCAATGTACCCGTATCTCGAATCAGAACAGATTCTACCTCTTTGATAACCCCCGCTTTAAATTTGGGAGAATTTTCAATAGCCTGTTGAATTACTGGATTTGAAGTAGTGTATGTGGCAGGGACAATACCAGCAGTTGTTAAAGAGCCATGACGGAAGTCAACACGGACATGTCCAGTACCCATAGGGAAAACAGAACTTTGTTCTATCATCCCATAAATTGCGTATTTTTTCTTGTAAATTTTCATATAATTAAAAATTAAGAGACGGAGCACTATACTCCGCCCCTACATTTCACAGAATCAATTTTGAGCATAAATTACACCCGTATATTTCTCCCAGGTAATACCATTATACTGATAGATTTCACCCGACTTTGATCCGGTAATTGCGGCACAAGCAGCAGTTAAATAAATAACATCATTCAATTTTGGATTTTCAGGTGCATTGGTAGCATTGCTCCAATTAGTGATAGCCGAAGCACCAGGGATATTATCACCATCAATATCCTCACCATTGACCCAGATATGAGAATAGCCTTTCAACGCCAAAGCATTGATAGAAATGATTGCTTTTCTCTTTGCTTCTTCACCCTCAATCTTTTCAGAACTGGTTTCTTCGTTCTTGATATAGTAGCGAACAATACCGGACATATCAAGAATGCCACCACTACAAGAATATCCCAGATAATCCAAAGTCGGTTCATGCTTCAAATAGAAGTCTCCAAACACAGTGTGAAGTTTAGTACATGAGAACCCCCATTGTTGATCGGAAGTCATTGTGATGTCCTTGTGTTTGGTGAAATCGATATTCTGAATTTGCTCCAATAAATCACGCCCCATAAGCCACCATGCTTCTTTAGAACAGTTCTGACCTGTGAATTTCAATTTTGCTAAAGCAATAATATCAGCAAATGTCCACGGACCGATATGTTCATACTCACGTTTAAATTGCCAACGAACACCTTCGGAAGTATATACCAACTGACGCCCCATTTTACCACGGTCAACCATTAATTTGCCCTTATGGCTCACCCATAAAGAACGATTATTCTTTCTACGGTGTTGCTTAATCATAGCTTCAGCAATTTGAGCCTGATTAAAAGGAATACGTTTCTTCTGGGCATCGAAATAGTCAGATACTACCTCATTCATGATAGTCTTCTGTAAGTAAACTCGCTTAGGAGTCGGGAATACAACATCAGGAGCAACTTCCTTTTGAGTTTCAGCACATGCATTTGTCAAAATAACAATTTCTGTTCCTTTGGGGATTGTAGGAAGTTTGCAATAGGCATCACCCTCATTCGTCTTCGGACCATTAATTGCCATGACAATAGGTTTGCCACTCGAATCTTTTCCCGTAATAAACAGCATAAGGTCCACTCCCTTGATTTCCGTTTTTCCATCTTCGGTATATCCGTTGACTCCTTTCACCAACACCGTACCATTTTCCTGAAATAATCCACGGTCATCCGAAGGGACACTGATAGGAGCTTGCTGATCACCAGCAGAAGTATAATCTTCAGTAGTGAACACAGAAGATTTCTGTTCATCGATAACAAAGTGGTCCACTTCAAACCCTGTAACGCGAACTTTCTTCTTGGCTTTACGCATGATACCATCCAAGACGGTTTCATCCGTACCAATCAGAAAAATATCGTCATCAATATCCGGTTGGATAAGATTGCCGCCACCAACACCTCCAGTAGCATCTGATACTCCGGAAACAGTTGTAGGGCTACCTGGTAATTGAGTAGGTTCGCCTGCATTTCCCGGAGATGGTGTGGAACCCGGTGTAATTACAGTAGCATCAGCCATAAGTACACCGCCACCAACAAAGACGCAAATAAGCGTCAACAGGACGGAAAGAACCGCCCATTTCTCTCTTTTCAAAAAACTAAATACTTTCATCTTTTTAAAATTTATAACAGTTAATAATCAAGCATTTAAAGCAGCCTCAACGATAGAGTTTCTTTTTCGCATATTAGGATTTCCCGGAACACTCGTTATCCCTTTAGGTAGTCCGTCTCCACGTTCTTCTTTCATCTTATTGATGTTTTCGTTACGGCCTTTCACTACACCAGCGGCCAAAGCATCTTGGGTGTCCTTGTCGTAATTCAAACCTTTGTCCAAGAAGTCGCATATTTCACGGGAATAACTTCCCGACATGATCGGAGAAATAACATTCGTCCAAACCTTATCAAGAAACTCCTCTATATCATAACCTTTCTCCTGGCACCACCCTTCTACAATAGGCATGCTCTTTTCAAGGTTATCATTATATTCCTTCTTGCTGGCCTCCATCGCCTCCATTTCTTGCTTTCGTTCTTCCTCGCCTGCCAGAATATCATCGTATTCCGGAGTACCTTCTTCAGCAGTTAGCAGATCCTTTCCGAAATAGCGAGCCATTGCATTACCGGCACCACGTTTCTTGTTTACAATATCGGCAAGCATCTGGGCCAAACGAGGATCTTGTTGCAAAGCTTCGGCAAGTTTATTGCGTTGTTCCTTATTCCCGTTGATATATCCCATCAACATTTCAGCAGAAGATTCATCATCATCCGCATTATAACCGGGAATTTCATCGCTCAAAAGTGATCTCAACTGATCCCGTTTGGTAGGAGTTTGAACTTGTTCGGTACCCGGAACTGATTCTGTTTTGTCAACCACCGCTTCATCATTCATTTCTTTGATATCTTCCATAAGCAAATTCTTTAATTATTTAATGCACAAAAAAAGCACTAAAATGGAAAACTATACCTGCGTTTTTACAACTAAAAGCTGCGTTTTTAGTAAAATCACAACTTTTAAAGTATTACTTTAATTATATTTGCATAAAACATTATTACAATGGATGATATATTCAGAGAAATAAGAGATAATTCTATAAGAGAAGCATACTTTGATGCATTAAAAAGTTTACGAAAGAGTATGCCCTATATTTCAACAGAAGAGATTATTCAGGAAGTTATGAAGAAAGAGGCCCCTCGTTTTTTCATAACTTATGATAATGCGCGTAGGGTAATATCACTTATGCATCGTGGAAAACCTATCAGAGTTTCCAATGAAAATAAATTGTGTATGTACAAAGACTTATACGCCAGATTTCTAAAGTACAAACAAGAAATGAGGGCGCCAGGTTATTGCGTATTAAAATATATCATAGAACAGCCAGCGCCTTCTTACTACGTGGCAATAGATACAATGAGAGGCATCATTTATAAATCAATAAAGAACAGATAAGATGATATTTATCATTTTCCTTGTATTCATATACTCCATTAGTTTTTATTGCGACACTACGCAATTAGGTATATACGATGGGGGCGAATGGTGGAACTATATAACCTATAGCCTCATTCATATAAACTTCTTCCATCTAAGTATCAATTCTGCATTATTCTTGTTTTACTGGAGAAGGCTCCGGAACTTCAACCTGTATATCATTATACCAATAATGACTATAACTCCTATTCTCTCAGCAATCTTTGCGACCTATCAGGAACCGACAGTTGGTGCCTCAGCAATAGTCTTATCTATGGTAGGCATTATTACAGCCGGCATTGAACAACGTTATATGCCGAAAATCATTCTCTTACTTGCATTCTCATTTCTAACTACGGGCTTATTCGCTCCACATATCAATACGCTTATCCACGTATATAGCTTTCTAATATCATTTGCGGTAAGCCTCTTATTCAGGAGGTTTATATATGACCGTAAATGAAATAATACAGAAGAACAGAGAACGGCTCGCGATAATACGAAGTCCATATAATCCGATAACCGGCGAAGGATCAACATCTATTCCCCGGAAAAAGGTCTATATAAAAGATTGTCCTATTGAAGAAATGTATCTTCCGGAACAATTCGCGGAAACCGGTTTTGTGCAAAAGCTCATTGAGATTGGATTTAATGGGTATATCAAGTTCATCCTCAAACAGGGTATATCGGATAAGATAAGGAATGAGCTTTGGACATCATTTTGCCAGGAACGAATAAATTATGACTTTGAATACTGGGCCTATTCATGTATTCAGATATCGGCGAAAGGAAAAGGGAAAGACATAGCATTTTTACTTAACCGGGCACAAAGATATTATTTAAAAGAACTGGAAAAGCTTCGCATTGCCGGTGTCCCTATCGACATTATTCTGTGTAAAGCCCGTCAATGGGGCGGTTCCACGCTTACCCAGCTTTATATGCTGTGGATACAACTTATACACCGTTCTAATTGGAACTCCGCTATTTGTGGGCATATTGAATCCGCAGCTCGAAACGTATCAGGTATGCTCCAAAAAGCAGTCGATAAAATGCCCTTATGGGCAACAAATAACATACGTCTAAAAACAAATCCCTATCAAGGTTCACAAAAGACCCGTTCGATTAATACAACGAATAGCCGATATTCCATCGGATCGGCAGAAAAGCCGGAAAGTCTTCGCTCTGAAGATATTTCAATGGCGCACTTGACAGAGGTCGGTTTATGGAAAGAAACGAAAGGGAAGAAGCCGGAAGACCTTGTACAATCCATATTCGGTTCTATACTCAGTGGTCCCTACACTATCAAGGTTTTGGAATCCACAGCCAAAGGTGTAGGAAACTACTTTCACCGCACCTGGTTAGACGCTGTAGAAGGGCGTAACAACTTTACCCCTGTATTTATTCCTTGGTTCATGATTGATATCTACTCCAAACACATCAATCCAAAAGATTACAATGCATTTATCTCTACCATGACAGAATATGAGCACTGGTTGTTTGAACTGGGCGCAACGTTGGAAGCAATTGCATGGTATCGCATGAAAACACTTGAATTCAAAGATAAATGGCGAATGTGTTCCGAGTATCCGTCTACGGCAGCTGAAGCATTCCAGAGTACGGGCCGGAGAATATTCCCGCAAAAATATGTTGAACAGGTCCGCACATCCACTCTTCCACCCTGTTTTTATGGCGAATTTGTCGCAAACGACATCAAAGGTAAGAATGCATTATCTAATATTCGTTTTGAACATATAGAGCCTACAAAGGACCTGAATAATATACTTTGGGTATGGACACTTCCCGACAATACAGAAAAGTATTATGACCGATATGTGGTTAGCGTCGATATCGGTGGTACATCAGAAGCCGCAGACTTTTCATGTATTAAAGTGGCGGACCGGTTGCCTATGCTGGAAGACGGGGGCCTGCCTGAAATTGTAGCCGAATGGCACGGACATATTGAGCATGACTTACTTATATGGAAAGCAGTTCAAATAGCTGCTGCTTATGGGAATGCTGTACTTGTCATTGAAAGTAACACACTTGAAACAGAAGGAACAGAAGGTGACAACTTCGATTATGTATTGGATGAAGTGGTAGAATACTACGACAACCTTTATTCGCGTACATCACCAGAGCAAATTAAACAGGGCCTACCGGTTAAATATGGTTTCCATACCAATCCCAAAACCAAGCCTACTATTATCAATTTCCTTAAATCTGCAATGCGCGACTTCCTATATATCGAGAGAAGTAAGCCTACCACGTTCGAGATGGATACGTATGAGCTAAAGGAGAATGGCAAGGAGATGGGCGCCGCTGAAGGCTGTCATGACGACTACCTGATGGCAACAGCGATCCTCATATATGTTTGCTATAAATGGCAACTCCCGCGAATTATGCGGGAGTTTAGGAAGTCTAAGAAAACAAAGATTGTCAGCGAAGCTTCTATTTAAGCAGCAGTTTTCACGATGCCATCTTCTGGAGTGGCGAATTGGTCATTGTTCACTTTCTGCATAAGATTGTTATTGCCCGGCATTACATCATGTGGTATGCCACCCATGGCCTGCTGATTCATCAAAGCCTGCTCGTTTCGTTTGATAGCTTCAAGTATCTTTGTAGCAAACGGATAAGAGCAATTCTCCAACAATGTCTTGACATCAATCGCATTTTTTTCAAAGAGTTGCATCAGGAAGTCATTCTGCAACATCTGGAATGATGGAGTATTAGTACCCTCAGTGATTTTCAAGTCAATCTGTGCATTCTGAACTTTATCCGGATCATAGTACTTTGCTTCTTCCGAATAATCCCTGCCAGACAAATCAATGTGCCTGGCAGAAGTATAATATTGCTGGATTGTTTGCATAACCATATAATCCCTTCTCTTACGGAATGAGTTGAACGATTCGAACATTCCTTTCAGATTCAATGAAGAGTTCTGAACTTGCTGTGCATACAAACTTGCGGCTGTGCCTGCACTTGGCTGTTTACCTTGCATAGCACTATTCACGCCTGAAATATCATTGATAAGTTTCAACTGCAAATTCAATAGTTCATAATCACCAGCAACAGCCGCCTGGCCATTATACTGCTGAACGACATTACTAAGATTCTGACCGTTTTTCAGGTTACAGAACAGAACCCCATTATATCGCACATATTCGTCAATTATTTCTTCGCGAGTCATACTTTCAAAAGCTGATTCATCAACAATCAATACACCTTTAGAAGATGAACTACGAATGAAATCAATCAATGTCATTGTTCGATTGATGGCACGTTGCTGGTCTATGAAATCCTCTACATAATTGAAGACCTTTCCCTGTATCATCGGGTACACATGGAAAGCATAGTTATGCGAACCATGCCAATAAGGGCTCCGGCCTTCTTGAAGAATGTCTCCCCAAGGGGACATGTACCGGTAATACCAATACTGTTCATTGCCATACTCATATTCAATCAACAATATGTCCTCCGGCAAAACACCATGAGCAAGTGCCTCATTCGTTCGCTGTTGGTTCTCCCAATCAATTTCCTTCTTTTCGTCCAATCCTACATAGTAGAATGTACCTTTCAGTGTATCATGACAGAAATATGCCTCCCGGCTCTCCAACCTCCACCCAAAGATAACCCGACACAAATCAGGACGAGACGGGGTATAGAAATCTAAATCTTTCGTTTCCCTTCCCTGTAAACCATCATAAGTAAGATATGTGTCGCTCGTACGATATATGTTTTCTATCCACTCTTTATCAGCCCGACTTTTAGCAAATAGGGAAACAACCTTATCAAGCGGCATATCATATACTTCACCGATACAATTCAAGTCCCAGGTACGGACATCCTCAATATTCGTATTGAAAAACATACGCGCCGGATTACAACCATATACCCAAACATCATTCATTCGTTTAGCGGGGTTCCAGCCATATTCCACACGCTGGCCTACATAGCCCCCGCATAGCATTAATCTAAGACTGTCAGAATCTAATTCTCGAATTTCATTCAGATCATGCACATATTCAACTGCGATACTCATCATCTCTCCGATTTTAGCCTCTTTCTGATCCCGGACCGTACAAATAGACTGGGTTACATTATTACGAAACTGTCCGTCAATATTTTTTAGTATGGGACTAATCATATTATTTTTCAATGGTACTTTACCATTCTTTTTGATTAAGTCCGCCTCTCTGATCATCAGATCTGTTTCCGGGTCCTTTATCTGTCTCTTATACACATCTCCGAGCCCACGAGAC